GGTGCCGGCACCTTGTCAATCTCGGCTTTAAGTGCCTTTATACGATCCTGCGTCCCCTTCAGATCGTTGCGGAAGATGGATAGGTCTTTGTCAGTCTTGCGGAAGGCGTCGATGCGGCTCTGGGCGTCGTTCAACTGCTTAAGCTGATCCTTCGCCGCCTTCAGGGCCTTGGCGGTCTCGCCGCTGCCTGCGGAAATGGCCTTCAGCGGGCGAAGAATCTTCTCCGTCAGCGCCAGTTGAATTTCGAGCTTGAGTTTGTCGAATGCGCTCACGACTCGGCTCCGCTACGCACGCGCGCACGCTCGCGCCAGGCGGCGAGCTCGGACAGGGAAAAGCGGTCCATCACGTCGGGCGTCCAGCCGAAGACGACGGCGATGTCCGCCATGGCGTTCTCTACTGAATCGGGTAGGGCGAGGCCGGAGATACCGCCGCCAGCGCCGCCCTCGGCAGCAAAAAACCGGCCACCGCCGATCCCATCTGCGTCAGGTCGGCCGGGTCGAGCGCGGCCACCTCGGCTTCGGTGAGGGTGGGGGAGGTGATGCGCGGCAGCACCCGGATGAGCGCCGACACGTCCATCTGCAGCAGGTCGGTGAGGGTGACGCCGCGCAGTTCGCCGGCGCCGGGCTTGCGGATCGCCACTTCGGTGATTTCGGTTTCGCCGCGCCGGATGGGCGTGTCGAGAGTGATTCCTTTGTCCATGGTCTCTCCTTGAAAAAGCGGGGGCCGCAGCCCCCGAGGTTGCTACTGCTGTCCGTTGGCGTCAGGCCAGGCCTATGGCCTTGCGCTGCTCCTCGAGCATGTCTTTGCCGTTCACCTTCTCGACCATGTTGAGGAGGTCGATCTCGATCACCTCGTCGTTGTCGATGACGAGCTTGTAGTAGGTGAGCGTGCTCTTGACGGCGAACTTGCCCTTGTCGCCGCCCTTGGCGTCGCCCATGTCGATTTCCTTGTGGCGGCCGCGCACGATGATCTCGACGGCCTGCACGGCGCAGGTGTCGTCGCGCTGGTAGGCGCCGGCGAAGCGCAGCATGATGCCGTCGGCCTTGCAGGCGCCGTACTGCTCGAACACCTGCCGCACGATGCCGCCGTAGACCGTCTCCATTTCCAGCTTTTCCTGGCCGAGGTCGATCTCGATGGGGCCGTTCATGCCGCCGCCGCGGAAGTCGTCCATCTTGCGGCCGAGCTTGGGCAGTTTCACCTCCTCGACCTGGCCCATGTAGTTGTTGCCGTCGTTGAAGACGTTGAAGTTCTTGAGGACGCTAGGCAGTCCCATGGTCGGTCTCCTCTCGGTTAAACGCCAACGGCCGCGGCGAAGTCGGCCAGGTAGCGGTCGGTGATGCGCTGGCGGAACATCAGGTTCTCCAGCGGCGGGACGGGGGTGTAGTCGTAGTCTATGTACAGCTTCCCGTCCTTGAGCGTGACGGGGCTGTTCACGTCGGGGTCGTACCAGGCCTCGCCGTCGATGATGTAGCCGAGCGCGCGCAGCTCGCGGAACTTGGCGTTCACGCCCTCGATGATGTCGCGCGCCAGGCTCGGGTTGAGCGGAAGGTCGACCGCCCACAGGTGCGCCTCGGCCATGGTGTCGGCCAGCACCTGGGCGGTGCGCGTGTAGTTCTCGAAGGCGAACAGCGGGTCGGCGCTGCAGGTGCGGCTGCCCCAGAAGCGGAAGCCGCCCTCGCGGATGAGGGTGGTGACCTCGTTGGCGTTGAGATAGCCGGCATCGGTGGCGGGGTCCTGCAGGTCCCAGAACACGCTTTTGCTGATGCCGGTGACGCCGTTGACCGGGATGTTCGACAGCGTCTTGTGCCAGCCGATCTGCTCGTCGAGCTTGGCGCGCAAGCCGATGGCGCGGGCCGTGGCCCAGGCGTCGGCGGTCGCGGAGGTGGCGATGTCCCAGGTGAGGAAGTCCGGCCAGATCACCATGACCTCGCGCTGGCCGAAGTTGTCGCGGTAGGTCGTGGCCTCCTCCTTGGTGTCCGCTCCCCAGGCGCTGACGTAGGCGAAGGCGCGCAGCTTCTGCGCGATGGCGGCCAGCTCGGTGGCCACCGGCAGGGTGTCCAGCCCAGGGCAGGCGAGGATGCGCGGCTTGATGTTGAGCTGCGCCTGGGCGGAGAGCAGGGCCTGCATGCCGGTGCGCTGGCCGGCCGGCGTCACCGTGCCGATGACGGCGGTGTTGGTGGCGGCTTCGTCGACGCCGGGGGCCACGCGCACGACGACGCAGAGGGCGTTGCCGTGGTCGCCGATGGCGTTCAGCACCCGGGAGAGGGTGCCCTGGGTGCCGGCCTTGCCCAGCGCGTCGAGAACGCTGGTGACCAACACCGGCGTGTCGAGCGGGAAGGCCGCCACGTCGGCGTCCGGCGCGGTGGCGACGATGCCGATGACTGCGGTGGAAATGGTGCGGATGGGGCGGACGCCGCCGCTGATCTCGATGACGCGTACGCCGTGGTGGTAATCAACAGGCATGATGGCCTCCGGTGGTGTGCTGGTTGAATGATGGATCGCCTACGCGCGGGCGTGTGGCCGCGGCGGCTGTTTCGGTTGCGGATACAACGCCCTTCACCGTTCGCCCTCCACGAAATGGAGGGGGCCCCAATCCCGGGCGGCGGCCTGCACCACGCCGGTCGGCGTGGCGACGTTGGTGAGGACCTCGCCGTCGGCCTGCAGGATGCCGAGGACGTACTCCGCGCACTGCCAGCGATCGTCCTCTCCGGAGGTCAGAGTTCCGAAGAAGGCCCGGATCGCCTGCAGGCGGGAGTAGCCGTCGCCGAGCCGGTCGAAGGCAAAGTCCACCGCTTCAGCGCCCAGTTCGGCGCGACGGCGGATCCACCAGAACGGCAAGGCGCGCGAGAGCGGGAAGAGCCGCACGCCTGAGCCGACGGCCTCGAGCACGAAGACGCGGCCGGCGCCGACCAGCGCAATGCCGACGTGGGAGAATTCGGAGCGCGTGAAGACGCGCACCAGATTGACCTGGATGTCGTGCCAGCTGCGCCAGCTTCCGCTGCTCCAGGCAAGCAGGTCGCCGGTTTTGATCTGCGATCGCGCCTCGTCGTATTTCATCGGCAATGCCTCCCTTTAGGATCGAAAGGATCGAGAAGTTCCAGGCAGATCCAGCACGCCAGCCGGCCGCGCCAGCCGGCGGCGTCGTTGAGGCGGCTGATGCGCTGCGTGAAGAGCCACTCGCGCGGCGGCTCGAGGAAGAGCAGCGAACCCCACAGCGCGTTGAACAGCACGTCGACGGCCAGGCCGACAAAGAGGATCGGGTAGCCAGCGACCTTTGCCGCCGTCGTGAGTTGCCCCTGCCGCCGTGCGGTGTCGAGGTGCATCACGGCGAGGTACAGCGTCCACATCACGGGCAGGAGGAGGATGAAGGCGAGGGCGAGCTTCACAGCGCCCCCAGCTCGGCGATCGCCGCGGCCTGCGCCGCTTCCACGGCCGCAGCGTCGGCGGCGTTGCCGGCGGCGACCTTGCCGCGGCGGCGCGCGCTCTCGATCTGCGCTGCCTTGACCGCCCAGGCGGCCTCTTGGACGAGGATGGCATCGGCAGCCTGCTGAGCGGTCGCGCCGGTGGCGTCCACCTCGGCCTGCACCAGGCCAGGCACCGCGCCGGCGTAGCCGCCCGCCTTGAAGGCATCGGCCTGCTGCGCCTTGAGGATGTAGGTGGCCTCCTGGCCGGGCGCGACGGTGATGTAGCGGGCGCGGGCGACGCCGGCCGTGGCGTCGATGGCGGCCAGGGCGGCGGCCTTCACCTGGTCGAGCGACAGCGGCGGCGGATCGACGGCGATCGGGTAGCCGGCCGCATCGGCGACGATTCGTTGCCCGGCCGACTGAGCGGCGAACAGGGCAGCGTGCTGCTCGGCGGTGATTTCGACGGCGTCTGACGGGATGTCGCCGCCGTGGATAGCTGGATCGTAGAATCCTTTTGTGGTCTTTGAGTATTCCATGCTTGCTCCTATTTGCCGAACGCAAAAAAAGTGCAGAAGATCGACGGCGACGACGAGATCGCCTTGAATTGCGATGCCGTGTATATCTGAGCCGCGAAGTTGTGGCCAGCAGACTCAGATGCGCCATCCTGAATGACTACACCGAAGCACGCATTCGGGAAAGCGATCGGGAAGTTGTAGGCGGTATCGACGTTTGTGATGGTTGCACCGCCCCACTGGAACATCAATCCGCCCGGCAATTTCTGGTACCCGCTGTCCGCCAGTGACTGATTCGATCCCTGGAAAGCGGCTGATAACTTCGCAGCCGTGAGCGCTCGAACATCGTCTGTCATCGCCTGCGCCTCGGCGGCGGTGGCCAGTTCGATGAGGCCTTTAGCCGATTCGGTCGCGCTGTCCAGCGGCGCCTTCAGCGCCAGGGCGTTCGTGATCGTCGTGGCGAAGTTGGCGTCGTTGCCGAGGGCGGCAGCCAGTTCGTTGAGGGTGTCGAGCGTGGCCGGCGAGCTATTCACCAGGGCGGCGATGGCGGCGGCTATGTCGGCCGGCGAGGCGGCGCCGAGCGTGGCGCGCGCGGCGGCGGCATCGGCGGCGGCGATGAGGGTGCGGGCGTAGGCGGTGAGCGCGGTCAGCGCCGGCGCGTCGGGGCCGGTGAAGTAGAGCGTCTGGTCCGCCTCTGTCACCAGCGAGGAGAGCGCAGTGAGCATGGCGTCGAGCGGCTGTTTGCCGGCACCCAGGCCGAGGACCTGCGCCTTGAGCCAGTTGCTGCGGGCGA